CAGCACGCCTGGGCACCTGAGGTAGATAATCTAGCAGTCGACGGATTTCCGTCAAGTTGTATATATGCCGGCATTGGTTGATTACCATAAATCGCAAACGCAATCTGCTTCGCTTTAAGACCGCCAGCTCCCGTAGGCAGCGGCTGTGACAATAAAACATTTACCACACCACTATCCGTACCGCACCCCAGCGTTGTAGGGGTAAATCCTTGATAATCATACCCTGGTGTCTGTGCACTCACCGGCGCAAACAACAGAGACACACAGCCAAATAAAAACGGTAACATAATGTTTCTATTTGGGATTCTTGATTTAACGCACCTAGGCGGTGGCAGCTTCTTCTTTTGCAACATAACCACGAGATGCTAGAAAGTAAAATGAAATAAGTGCAATTGTGATATAAATCATTAATTCCGAGTAAAAGTAGCGTTTGAAATAGTGCTCAATTACATGAGAAATAGCACCCCAAATGCCTACCCATAAAAATACTGTCAACACTGTTTCTTCAAGAAACTGACGGTATTCAGTCGTTTGTTTCATTCCTATTTCACCGGGAGAGTATTACTATTAAAGACCAAAGGACGCTGTGCTAGCTAACATGGGGCGAACAGGGTTCGTCGGCATGTAGTTCGCCTTGCATTGGATATCAGGCTCAGGGCACGGCGCACACTGTGCCGCAGGGCATGCCGGGCACGCCTTCGGCTCAGGGCACTTAACCACTGGGCAGCGAGGGCGCGGGCAGGGCGGGCACTCGCCAATCTTACAAGGCTTAGAGCAGGTGGAGATACAAGGGGGGCACTTCGGTACCGATGACTTGAGCACATACTTTGACATATCGGGCAGCGGCGGGCACTCCGTCTTAAGCATGTACTTGGACATATCAGGCAGGGGTGGGCACGGGGGAACCGCCGACTTTTTCATCCACTTGGACATATCAGGTGTAGGGCACGACGGGCAAGGTGGGCAGCGCTCGCGTGCCGCATACGGCATTCCAATAGGGGACGAATTAGATCCCGCATCCGCGCCACCGCTAACACACCCACAGGGGTTCGGCTTGCGGCAGCGATCGCAGACTCTGCTAGCGCAGCCACAGGGGCGCGGCTTGTGGCAGCGATCGCAGATGTTGCTTGTTGCCGCAGCGCTTGGCCAATCAGGTGCCGACGGCATGTCTAAACCGCTCAGCGCCTCCTTTGCACAACCGCAGGGCGTCTTTCCGCAGCGATTACATGTGCTACCACCCGCAAACTTCTCTAGTACCACTTTTCCCCTGACTTTGCCAATAAGATAACCTACCACAAAGATAAGCAATACACCCAAACCAAGGAATAGAGGTGTAACCTTCAAGCCCGAAGCCATTCTATTCAGTGTAGGAGTTTTTAAACCGCCGGGCATCCAAAAATTGAAATAAATACCTGAGTTTCAAACATAAAATTAAGATTCATAATGCTGACGCGACGGATGCGATTAGCCAATGTGGAGGAAGAGATGGAAAGGGAGGATGTGGATGCGGATATGGATGCGGATATGGATGCGGATATAAAAACTTGTCCGTTATTTCATAGGATTTGTTCAATTGGAAATGGAGTCTATGACACCGTAATATCGTATATAGTATATGTATATTCTTATATAGCATATCTTATTCCATTCTTAATAGTATACACTCTTCATATCTGTTCAACGCATCTATACGCAAGTCTCTGCGCAAACTTCTCCATTATTGGATTTATGAATTCCCTATTTATGTTTGACAGTCCTATTTGTAGCATGATCTTACAGATCGTTACTAGTACAAATACAGCATTTATTGCCATCATTTCAAGTATTTATATTTATGTTATTGCAAAAATTCTGCGAACTTAAGCGGTGGGCAGGAACTTTGCCGTTGGGTCCACTTTAGGGCAACCAAACATCTGCGGGTACCAGGCGCCCCATGTATCTCCTAGACGGCTGCAAATCGTCTCGTAATTACCCTTCCATGAATACGATGCGCTCACCTCATTTGGATTTTTTATGCAACCAAAATTCGCGGGATCGCCAAGATTTGCCGCTTGTATCTGGCGGCACATATCCTGTGCCCGCTTCTTATAGTCCAGACCACCCACCATAGAATCATCAAAACTTGCCGCCGATCCACGGTGCTGGATATTAGCATCCGTTAGGTTGTAGTCATAGCCACCGGTTCCAATCTCAGCCGAAACTGAGCCCGCCATCATACCCATATTTCCACTCTGCGCAATATCAAGGTTGTATAACGAGGGAATATCGGCTTGCGAACGGTTATCATCGGGCAACTGAACAATGGGCTGTGTCGGTCCAAATCGGTACTCGGCATTAGAAGGCGTAGATGCGCCGTCTGTCATATTCTGTAAAACTTTGAGCTCATTCATGTATAGCTTGTAAAGCTTTTTAGGTACCGGTGTATCACTGATCATATACTTATTGAGATTTGACTCGATTTTACTAATCTTATCCAAAATCTCCTGTGTCTGTGCATATGCGGGATCATTCTCCAAACCTACCGATATACTCCACTTCATAGTGCGTGCCAGCTGTACAAGACCCTGGAGCTGATTACTCATTGCCGTATTTACAGGTGTTGGTGCGACCGATGATGATTTTGGCTTTCCGCCCTGAGGTGCCTTATTCAGTTTTGGTAACGGCGCAGTTGCGCTGGTTCCCATTGCGTGTAGAAACTTATCAGCATCGGCAGGGCTAATATTAATTTCCTTCAAGCTCAAGACACCGCGATTTACACTAGTAATCATATCACCCAAATCGGAGGAAAGCTTATCCAACTGCGAAATACGGGTCATGACGTCAGCCGATGATGAACGTAAATTGGACAGTCTCAAGCTCTCTGCCTCCACTCGCCGTTTTAGATGAATTAGTGTATCAATCGTAAGCCCGTTTGGATTCTTGCCTACCGGCGTGGGATCTGGGACCGCCGCCTTGCCACGCAAAATATCAATAGACGAATCGTACGCCTTGCGTAGTTGATTTACGTCGTCTAGAGAAAGCTTAGAGGCATTTGAGTTCACAAGTGCCGCCTGTAGTTCATTAGATACAGTATCTGCCTCCATCATAAAGTATTGGGTTTGCTGTAAATCTTGCGGCGTTAAGTTAAGTGTCTTCGGGTTCTGCGCATTGTACAGAAGCTTAAAATTTTTAATCACCTCCAGGAGCGCCTGAACATCCTTATGCTGGGGAAGTGCCTTTTGCGGGTCTGTAGTGGTGGCTGCCGATGTATCACGCGCAATGGTGCTTGTTTCCAGTGTATTTGGCAGCATACCATCAAATCCTTCTACCTTTTTTCTGTTCATGTACAGAAATCCTAAAAATACTAGGATAAATACGAAAAGGAGACCCGTATCTGTCTTCATTTCCCTCTAACACGGGAAGTCAAAATTCACAACGCCTCATATTACTATGTAACTTGAGGTGTTTGATTATATAACCGGGCAATTATCTAACAAGTATAGGCTTTCCATTGGAATTTACTATTTTACAGCCTGCTGCCGCCGATTTCTTAATAATATTATAATTGGGCGAAGAGGGTAATACAATCCCATTTACTATATCCGAATCATTAATGGGACATACTGAACCTTGTCCAGATGCGACTGACTCTTTAATGGCATTTATACTTGCAGATTCCATAATCTGTTTCTGCGATGCTTGTATTTGTTCCATCTGCGCTGCTTGTATTTGATCCATTGTTGTTCCAGCAGGCACAAGACCTTTCTTAACTAAATTTGTTATACTTCCGTTCATTAAAGATTGCATTTGAGCCTCCGACGGTTTAGGGGATTTTGGGTTTGTTATATCGTATCCCTGAGATTTCAAATACGCTATTTGTTCTGTCATAATTGCCTTCAAGGAATCCTCTGTTAAAACAAGTTTCCTTGCCGGAGGCATTGTTGCCACTGGCAATGGTGCCTTTGTTGCCACATTTTTCGGCACCCCCTTAATCATAATCTCTGTATCACGAATCTTCTGCGCTAATGTATGAGCGTCAAGAAGACCTGATTGACTTGTATATTGATGATAACTGAGGGGGGACACCTTTGCGGCGGAGGCAAGAATTGTATGCTCTGTTGCCGGTGGTTGCGACATTATTGCGTTCGGCGGTGTAGGTATTGTCTGGTGCGGAATAGGCTGAGTGAGTAACTGAGCATTTGGTGCCGTATTTGGAAGCATAGCAGTCTTCACAATCATTATGCTCAAAAGCTTTGCCTTCTTGAACACCATTTTCTTCTTCAGTATTGCATTCATAAATGTATATGCAAATGTTTGGCTGCTTGCTGGATTCATGGACTCGCTCACTTGTATAATAGGGAACTTATAGGTTAGACCGGGCACATCGCTTGTAATAACTGCGGTATACTGACCCGATGACGCCAAATCTGTCTTGAGTTGTTCTATTGCCGCAGGATCAACTACTGTTGCATTTACAATAAATGCAGGATAAGGTGTGTCAAGTTCCTTTATGTATGGACCTATGCCTACATCACCAATCTGTAGCATAGGTGTTTGTAATAGGGCGTTGGGTGGTAGCGGTGGCGGGGCTACAGGATTGAGACTGCTACATAAATCGTTCCACAAGCCACCCTTTGAGTACACACAATCACCGTTCGGTTTCCAAATACCGGTTAATGTACCACAATCCGCCTTAGAATATAGGCGTTTCTTATTATCAATAGACGGATATCCAAGATTTTTACACTCTGCTGTATTAAACTGGGATTTGCTCACTATCGGTGATGCAGTTATCATCTGTACGGCGGGCTTAGGCACCGATGGGGGCGCAGAGGCTGCAGGAACAACGGCTGCAGGCACAGCGGGATTAGGCTTATTGTTCAAGAACGCACACTGAGCGCTGTAACTACCGCCGCCCTTAACAAGGCACTCACCATTTGGAATCCACTCTCCATTCATATTTTTCTCACATTCATCTTTGGTGTATACACGAATACCATTATCGGCAGACGGTTTACCAAAAGTGCCACATACTGCCTCACTTGACGGCGGTGCGGTATTCAAGAACGCACACTGAGCACTATAACTGCCGCCACCCTTTATGAGGCATTCGCCGTTTGAAAACCAATTTCCGTCCATATTCTTTTCACATTCAATTTGGGTGTATACACGAATACCGTTGTCAGCAGACGGTTTACCAAAAGTGCCACATACTGAGTCACTGGACGACTGGAAACCCTCTGTCGCATTTGGCGCATTTTTAGGCAAAGCCGCTGTTTGAACAACTTGGAATCCAAGTGTCTTTGCGCCAAAAAATACCGGACTCTCCTTTACAAACGACGGATTTGTAAATTGGATGGCAACTGTCTTATTTGATAAATTGGTGATATCGTTGACCATAAGAAGTGGGAACGAATAGGTTACACCAGGAAGATTGGATGTAACTGTCATTGTGTAGTCGCCCATAGACGCAAGATTTGTCTTCAACATATTAATAGCATTTTGATCTAACAAACTTGCTGATACCGTAAAATCGGGTGTAGAGGTTGTTCCCTCTGTAGCACTCGGTGTTACATTCACATCACCAACAGGTATCTGTCCTGTTTTCATAACAACCTTGCCAGTTGTTACTACTTTCGGTTCTGCCGGCGCTGTAGGCACGGGTGCCGGAATTGGTCGTGGAGCCGTTGCGGTTGTATCGGCATATACACCGGCAGGTCTTCCAAGAATAAGGGGACCAGATCCCGCACCAGTGCCTGCCAAAGGACCCATGGAGAATCCAAGAGTCTCCGCGGCACGGTTGCTACCATATCCATTTCCTACACCACCATTCCACGACGCCGTAGTATCGCCATTACCGTCCTTAAAATCAGCAATAGGCATTGCAGGTGCCTGCTGCGCTGTCATATTTTCAAATCCTTCTACGCTTTTGATATTTGGTATAGCAACAGCTTGTATTAGATTTGTAGGATTCATGGAATCAATTGGCAATGTATTTGTCGCTGGTGGCGATGGATTCGCAAAATATTCATTGGTTTTAATGCGACCAAAGATTTCAGGCCACATGTACAATAGAACAATGACCGTAATTGTGGCAACTATTGCCAGGGCTATTCCTACTGAATCCATTCTGCTTGTGGTATTTAAAAAATTTGACTGAACATATTACAAATATATATCCTGTAACATGACATCGTCATATAAACTTCGCTACAAGGAAGATGATGTTGTTGAAGTAGGACTGGATGAAGCCGGTCGGGGTTGCCTATTTGGACGCCTGTATGTCGGGGCAGTTGTTTTCAGCAACGATACTGATGATATGTTTGACAATGGCGCTGCGCTCAACACGATTCGTGATTCTAAACTTCTAACAAAGCGTAAACGAGATATTCTATACGATTATATCCAAGAATGTGCCTTGGATAAGGCAACGGCGTTTGTAACCGCGGCAGAGATTGATGAACAAAATGTACTTCAAGCCGATCTGACAGCAATGCATCGTGCATTGGACAAACTCTCGGTTCCTATTCAACGGGTTCTGGTGGACGGTGACCACTGGCGTCCTTACAAAGATAGTGAAGGGCATGCAATTGTAGACGGTGATGCGCAGTATCTGGCGATTGCGGCAGCAGGTATTCTTGCAAAAGTCTCGCGTGACCGTTGGGTTGAAGAGACGGTTGCGGCTAATCCAGAGTGGGATACCCACTACGGATTAAGTACAAATATGGGATACGGAACTGCCAAGCATATGACTGGCTTGACGGCACACGGTGTCACGCCTGAGCACCGTCGTAGTTTCGCACCGGTTCGTGCGATTACAGGCGGTCCTGCAAAACGCGCCAAAATAGACCGTTGGCTAGGCGAGGACGATTAGTCGCTTAGAACCAGCCACCCATCATCTTCATCGCGTTGTTGCCGCCGTTGTTATTCTGGCGGCGGCTGCGGCGCGAGCGGCGGCTCTTGCGGCTCTTGCGGGACTTGCGCGAGTTCTTCTTGTTATTGCGGCGGGACTTGCGCGAGTTATTCTTGTTGTTGCGGCGGCGGCGTCCTCCAACCTTGCGGCTCTTGCGCGACGCACGGCGGCTGCGGCGGCTCTTACGGCGGCGGGACGCAGGCGCGGCGTTCGCATTATTGCCGTTGTTGTTCAACAGCGACAGGTTGTTGTTGCGGCGGGACTTGCGGGACGCGCGGCGGGACTTGCGGGAGGCGCGGCGGGAGCGGCGGGAAGCGCGGCGAGTAGAGCGGGCCATTTTGTTCTGATTACGGCGGCTATTTTTATTCTTACGCATGTAGCCACCACCCGTTGTTACAGAATACTGGGCTAGATACGGGTTGCCAGTAGAGGGGGTGCCCGAAATAGGAAAAGGCGCAAGATAGCCGCCTGCCTGACCAGGTAGCCGGGGAGCTGCCGCCCCTAACGCACCGAACAAACCGGTGACCGCACCAGTTGCCGCGCCGACCGTATTGCTTGCCACCTTACCAACACCGCTGACCGCATTTGTCGCCACGCTGCCAACACCGCTGGCAACGTTTGTTACACCCTTACCAACCGAACCAACTGCGCCCTTCACA